ACCTTTGTATGCTCTAGATGTAGGAGTTTCATACATTCTCTGGCAGAATAATAAAGCTGTATGTATATCATCATCCTCTGTAGAAAATTCTGCTTCTATCTCTTTTAGTATAAGATGTTCTTTATCAATCTCAGGTGTATGAAAGAATGGATTCATATCTGGATTAGGACAAGTCATGTAAAAGAGATACATGTATATTTTAAGATAATCTTCTGGATAGTTATCCATGATATCTTTAAGTGCCTTAAGTGTATAGCAATGTTCTGTTGGAATTACTTTACCATTCTGAACATCAAATAGTTTTACAATCATTTCTTTTTAATTAAATGTGGAAACTCTTTCATAAAGTTAATTACTGAGATTACCTCATCATATAGATAAGGCACCGGCATAGGAATTACTTCTTTTACAATAGGTTCTCCATTAGCATCTAACTTAGCAATAGGATAACCATATTGATCTTCACCATCTGTTTCAAATATAATATGATGAATAAATATCTTACCCGGTTGCAATTTAGGGTTATGCTTTAATATAATATACATATAAACACTAAGCTGTAGAGCATAGTGGTTAAAGTTACAGTCATCTAAATGTTGTACTGGGTCAAGCATCTTTTCTGTCATGCCTTCCCAGTTTTTAAAAGATTCAGTCTTAATCTCCTTATTAGTCTTGTAGTCAATGATATTAACTCTACCATTGACTACTTCAACTAAATCTGATTGGCCACACAAGCCTGCTGACTTGAGATAGACCATATGTTCTGGATATACTCCTGGTTCTAATTTTTGTGAAGGTGCTATTTTTAAACCATTTGGTTCTTCATATGGTTTAAATATTGGAACAACAACACCCTCTCTTTCAATAGATGCTAATGAGCATAAGTCAGCTTCTCTTTGGTTATGGTAGAATGTACCAAGTGTAGTAGCTCTGTTAGCTTCATTATCCCAGATCTGCACAATAGTTTTAGGATCAATACCATACCATTTTGATTTCTTGTTCTTAGAAACTCTCTCTGCTACTTTCTTTGCATCAAAAGGTTTCTTTAAACTAGATATCAATGTAGTTACACTAGTCCATTTGATCTGATCATTTGGATCTACACTAACATAACTGTGATCATCTGCGTTAAATACTATACTCATTTCTCATGTGTTCTATAGCAAGGAGTGCTATGTTAAAATTTTCTATATCTTCTGACTGTAGCATTGAAGTTAAATTCTTTGCTGTATCAGAGTCAACTTTTTTCTTTTCTTCCATCCATTCCACATAGTCTACTGCATTTCTTACAGCAAATGCATGTGATATCATTTCTGCTCCATGAGCTCCAGTATACAGATGAATTTGCTTTCCTTGAGCTGCTATCCCATCTGTGACAAAAGATTCAAAATCTGACCAGTTTATCATACATTTTCAATTATAGAGTCTGCTAATGTTCTTGCTGCTTCATCTTCTGACATAATCATCTTGCGGAGATTAACAACTTCTTCTTTATCAAACTTACCTTCAAGACCAAGTATTTTTAGTCTTAATAGTTTTTCATTACGTTCTAGTTTGTCTATTCTTGCATAAATGTCTGCATATGGATCTAGGAAAGTATTACCACTAGAATTTATTTGACTCCACAATCCTTGAGCACTATGAGCAGTATCAGGTATAGTATTTATAACTTGAGTAGGATCATTTACTAATATACTTCCTGGATGATTTGAACTTGGCATAATATTAATCTTTAAGGTTATCTAATGCATCCTCTTCTTCTTCTGTAGCAATTGCTTGCCACTTACCAAGAGGGCATTCTGAAGAAAGAGATCTTGTTTTAAAAGTTAATGAGCAACCACATTCATTACAACATGGGGCTGTACCTTTTACTGCACACTTCTTTCCTTTACTGGGACAGTCATCACAGACATCATATCTCATGCGGGCTACATCTTCTACAAACTCATCTCTAATAACTGAGTTTTTAATACCTTCAAGAATTTGTGTCTTGTTCTCCCAAATTGCTCTTAGTGCTGCTTTCATTTTTATAATTAATTTTTAACTGTTTTTGCTCATCTAGTTCTTTATCTAACACTATTAATTTAGCTAGAGTTTCTTCATAATTTTTTTTATTAAAGTATGCTTTAAAAGTAGAAACATCATGATTTTTAAGAATTCTAGAAATACTTACTATATCTTTTTTTACTTTTTGAGATTTTACAAAGAAATGTCCTAATCCAGTTACGTTTAGTCTGGTATGATCTAAACTAGATATACACTGCCTAACTTCTTTATAGTATAATTCAAGTAAATTCTCAACAAGTGATTCACTTATATTTAAATCTTCTGAAACAGTCTTATATAATTTACTGGACTTCTTTGGATTCATTTCCTAAGAATTTATAATCTAATAAAACAGTACCTTCAGTTTGTACTTTTAAAACTGGATCAATTGCAATAATTTTTTTATTATTAGGATCTTTTATTACTAATCCATTTTTTTCTGCTTTATTGATACAATTTCTTACAGTTTGAGGAGACTTAAATATTGGCTCTTCTTCAGAAGAAGCTTCATAGCAAAATTCTGTAAGTTCAATAGGAGAATTAAGACTTAGTAAAGTAAGACAGTTTAAATCAGAATCACTCATTGTGATTCTATTTATATAACAATGCACAAGTATTTGGAATTTAACAATATCCCATTTTGGCATTCTTACACGTTTCTGTACTTGATTTACTATAGCCATGATTACTCTTTTCTTAACTTTCTTTTAGGTTGCTCAGGTATACTAGATTCAGTATCAAAATTGTTATCAGATGTATCTTCTTGTGTGCTTTCTTGTTGAGCTTGCATCATCATAGCCCATTGCATCTGAATACTATTTCTTTTAAATCTTGCCTCATCAATCTGCATGAGTAATGTCTCATATTTAAGTTGTGCTTCTAAATATGGAACAGATTCGGTATAGAATTGAAGCATTTGTTCTTTTTGAGCAGCTAATTCTTCAGCTGTAAACTCTCTTTCTTGTTGGTTTTCCATGATAAATTATTTATTGGTTTAGAACAAATATACAAAATAAGTTTAAATGTATATTGTTTAAATAAAAAATCCAGGCACAGAAAGTACCTGGATTATAGTAGTTTAAGTAATATTACTTTTTCTTAGCAGTTCTTTTTACAGTACCACCTTTCTTCATACCTAATGCTTGTTTAGCCTTATCAACAAGACCATATTTTTTATTAGCAGCTAAACCACCTATTACAGCTGCTGTTCCAGCTGCTACTTTAGCAACACCTTTTCCAATTTCTCCAGCTGAAAAAACTCTCTTGGTTTTACCTGCACCACATTTGTGTTTTCTTCTTCTGCGTCTTTTACCATCAGCACCAATATATTCTTCCATACAAGAGTCATCTGAAGCCCCACCTACTTCAAAACTCTTCATTGATCTGATCATTTGATTTTTACTATCTTTCATCTTATCTATTTTTAAGAGTTAAGTTTAATATTGTAATTAAATAAAAGTGTCTTGATAAATCTACTTCAAGAGCAAATATATCTAGTGAAGAAATTCTTAATCTAATGATTACTTTATCCCACTGTTTAGCTATTGCTGTCCAACTATTTCTAAATTTCATTATGCTTCATTTTTACTGATTGTACCTTTTGCATCTAATAATACTTTACGGACTGATGCTGGTTGAGCAACTTTCCATGCAGTTCTTCTTGCTTGATACAGTCTTGATTTTAATATTCTTGATACTGACACTGAGTTACCTTGATTTCCACCAAGTACATGATAGCAATCTTTATCTTCTCCTACATAAAGTCCTACATGACCACCGCCATCTCTTTTAAATGTAAGCACATCTCCTAACATAGGTTCAGTTACTTTAGTACCGTATTTGGCCCAGTTAAGTGCCCAAAGAGGTTTATCTACAACATCTAAACCGGCTTTATGAGCACAGTAAGCAATAAATAAACCACACCAAGGAATTTCATCTGCAGTATAGACTTTATCTAATTCAAGTTCTTTAGCCCATTCTAAGATTACTGGATTGTGTTTTTTACCTACAACTTCTTTGGTTCCAATAAGCTTTACTGCTTGAACTAATATCTTTGGAGACTTTTCCTCTTGTAAAAAACTATAACTCATATTCAGTTTTTTATATCTTTATATGTATCAGAGACTTTCTCAATACCTCCTCTTATGTTCTTAACTACTTTAAGTACTGATTTAAATATATTGTTTCCTGTAAGATCAAACCAGTTTTCATTTATAGAAGATAACTCTATAATAGCAAATATATAAAGAAGAATATTTGTAAAGAAAGCTTTTGTAGGAATTACAATGTCATACCCGGTTGCTTTTAGAATAGTCTGTAGAAATGGTGTAAAGCCAAAATAATCTAATGGAAACACAGCCAAAGCAAGGATATAGTAACCGGCACCCTTAAAGATATATCCTCTTCTTAACAACTTAGATTTAAAAACATCTTTATACTTTTTATTTTCTTGGCAAGCTATCTTTTTAAGTGATATAAGTTTAACTATTGTGTCTACAAAGATTACAGACATTAATAGAATTGCACTTAATTCTATTGGAGAAAAGAAAGAGAATAGAGACAAAATAAAGAGAGTTGTTTTAGCTTTCATGGTAGTCTTCTTGAAATCAGTTTAAATAAAATATAGATTAACAAGATGAATAACACAATGCCTCCTACATAAGCAAGAAAGATTACCCAACCAGGGATATATTTAATTCTTTCTGGCTTAGAAGTTTTAGTGACTACTTTAGTGTGATATACATCATTGCCTTTAATTACTTTAACAATTGTGTCAGCAGTAGCTTTTGAAGTATACACATTATTTTGGAGTTTGGTTTGCAAGCTTAATATCTTACCATCTTTGTCTCTTAGAACTCCATTAAGTTTGGATAATACATTACCTAGGGAATCACAATATAGTGTATCCTGGATATATAGTGTTTCTCCCGGTATAGTTATTGTTGTGTCTTTATATTGAATGATTGTTTCAGTGCTGTCTTTCTGTGTACACAGCGGACAGTATTTAGCTAGTCTTTTCTCTAATGAACAAGAGGTAACTGAAACAATTAGAATTAGATATAAAACATACTTCATATCTATAATATACAAAAAATATTACAACTTTCCTAGCATATACTTCTCAGCATTTTTAACTGTTTCATCTGCTGCAAGCATTATTTTAAGTATTTTATCATCAACATGTTTAGGATGCACATACCAATCTTCATAAGCACTTGTATCATTAGGTGCAATATTACTTGCTACAAGCATATAGCCTTTTGATAAGAGATAGTTTCTACCTAGTTCTCTATAAGATCTTGTAATATCTGCATAGTAGTCATGTTCAAATGTAATTACACCAAATGTACACTGATCAAATGGAATCATCTTGAGAATCTCAAATGTTGTGCTAGGTGGCTCACAGTCTACTTGTAAGTAATCTATATGACCTTTAAGAACACTATAGTCAAATTTAGTAGCATCTACTAGTGTAGCTTTATTTTTACGTACAGCATTAAACTTAGTTACTTCATCTTCTTTAATTTCTAAAGATGTACCAGTCCAACCAAATTCTTCTAGTAATGCTGAGTTACTACCATAGTATGGGTCTGCTGCACCAATCTCAAAGTACTTACCATTTCTCTTACCATTAAGCATTGTTAATACAAACATGTCTTGGTATGTTTGAGAATAGTTCTTTTCAATATTTTCTGCTCCCGGGAACTTATATCTTAACTGATCATAGAATCCTTTATGGTATCTAAGGAATGGATCTGGTCCAGAACCTAGAGAAGTAATATTAGACTGTACCAATTTTTGGTACTTTTCTGATAACAACTTAGCATTATCAGCAAGGTATGCAAATATATCTCTAGATTCTTTACCTCTACCAATATGCCAAGCAGCAACTGCTTTTTGGAATATAAGCTCCCAATAATTAGTACCACCTACATTTGTAAAAATTAATCCTTGAATTGCAGCTGTATATGCCTGATGATAGTTTCTTAACTGCTCATGATATTCACTCAAATGCAAGTATGCATCCGGTCTTGTTGGTTCAAATGCAATAGCATTTTGCCATAGACCTAACTCAGTTACTTTTCTTCTACCTAATGCAGATAAAGACTTAGCAACCATAATTAATGAGTCATAAGTTATATCATCAATTTTACTGTACTCTGCAGCTCTCAAAAAGAATGATAATGCAGATGCGTAGTGACCGGCAGTAAAATAATAGTTACCCATATCAAATGATTTTGATGCATTGTATGGGTCATTTATAAATTGTTCTAGTTTATATGGGGTAACCCCTTTAGAAATAGGTTTAACTTCTGTATTTGGTATATCACAAATTTGATTAAAAACTATGACAGGTAGTTTTAAAATAAAGGCTGTAGAGTCTTGAAAACCAAATGGGATAATAAAACTATCACCATCATATACTAAACCACAGGAGAACTCAATATTTCCTGTCATAAACTTAAACTCTGGAGAGTAATGAACTATTTTCCAGTCTTTATCCCAAACAATAAATCTGTGGTAATAATGAGCATCTTTCTTTCCTTGTTCATTAAACCATAGATCTACTTCATGTGTAAGAGCTACATAGTAGTCACCGTATGTAATAACTTGAGACCCCCCTCTTATATCTCTTGGAAACTTAATATCTTGCTCAACAATTTTTACTGTAGCTGATGTACCTTTTTTAGGATTTACTTTAACAACCTCTGTAGGATTTGTCCACTTAACATAGTGAAAAGGCATATCAAGAATAGGCATCCAGTTTTTCTCACAGTATGAATGTGTTGGTGGTTCTATTCTTGATCTTTCTGTTTCTATACTTTGTGCTTCTATTTTAGATAGCTCCATTCTACCTTCACCATCTGTTTTGGTATCTCTACGTACACCTGTAAGATATAAGTTATCTTTCCAGTAGACAACTCTTGCGTCTTCTAGACCAATAAATTCCCAGACTGGAGTCACATCTAATTTAGATGTATCAACTTTTTGAAACTTATCAATTGCTAGAGTATTAGGATCTAACTGACATAAATAATTAGTAGTCCTAAGAGTTACATCATCTTCTGGATTAAGATATGCTAATGGTCCCCAAGGTGTTTGGTACTTTTGTTCATTTTCACTATGATAAAGTGCATATTGAACATGTCTTAAATTTAAAACATAGTAACCATCTATAAAAAGTAAAGAAGGATTGGTAAGACCTAATCCTTCTGTAGTAGTAGATGGTAAAATAAGATAGTTAACAGACCCTCCATTTTGAAGAGCTAATTGACATAAGTTATTCATTTGCTGTTGGTTTTACAACAAATATACAATTATTTCCCTTTTAAAGCTTGTAGCTCTGCATATATTGCAAGTAACTCTGCTTCTTTTTGGGCTATGAGTTCTTCTGGAGTTGGATCTGCTACTTCGTGAAATATGACTTCAACTAATCCAGTTTCATCATAAATTTCTTCTCTGATTTGTGCCATAATTAAATTTTTATAAAGCTGTTATCCATACAGCAGGACAGTTACTAGATGCTGGAAAGAAACTTGTACCAACAACATTTGAAGGGATAGAACTATAACTGTAAGACGCTGTTCCTAAAAAAAAGTGTGTTGCTGAGGCCACAGCTGCCTCACTTATAGGAAGCATTGAATTAGTTGCAAAAGCTGATAATGTAGGACCTGACCCGCTGGCAATTATTCCAATCCAATACATAGTTCCTGCACTAAAACTTAACCCTCTTGCATCAGCTGTTTTTATACCTGTTGTTGCACAACTTAAATCTGTAGACTCAAACAACTTAGCATCTGGATTCCCATTTAAATTTGAAAATACTAAAATTTTAATAGTTGCTGTTGCTGAAACTGCCGTAACATTTATAGAAAAAGATCCCGCTGTTATTCTATTTATTGGGTAAAATGGCATAAGTCTCATACCATTTAGAGCAGTAATACTAGTATTTATACTTGTCCCATTTACTCTGAGACCATATATTCTTCCTGAGACTGGAGCAGTAGGTATGTGTATACCACCACCCCCACTAGATAGTATTATTCCATTTATTTTCATAATCTTATAGTTGTATCCAGGTTCCGTCTGGATCAAATTTCATAATAAATACTGCATTAGGATGACTTACAGAATCCCAGTATGCCTGACCAACAATTCTAACAAAATACCCTGTAGTAGTAGGTATAGTGTCAGTTACATATCCTAAGTTTATTTCACTTAAGTATAATGGAGCTGCAGGTGGTTCAGATCCTAAATTATCATGATAAGGTGTTTCTACCATTCCACGAAGTAATACTGGAAAAGGATCTGTTGTAGATGCATTATCTAGTGCAATGCCTAATATGTGTGTTGCATCAGAAACAGATGCATCAACTAAATACCATCTTCTGTCTGTACGATTCATAGCCACAACCATTCCTGCTGTTATTGTCATCCCAGCAGTTTGATTTGTAATAATTTCTCCTGAAACAAAAGCAGCTGCCCAGTCAGACAAATCAGATAAAACACTATTTACACCAGAATCAAGTCTATATATTGCAGACACAGCTGTAGCTGTAACTTCTCCTGCAGAAAGTGTATTTGAAGTACTATCATAAGTAGCATTTGATTCAGCAACTATTCCTCCAGCTCCATCAGATGTAAGAATCTGATTATCACTACCGGGTACAATAGCTGAACCTGTTGTACCTTGAATACCTTGAGATCCTGTACTTCCTTGAATACCGGTACCAACAGTACCTTGAAAACCTAAGATACCCTGTATACCCTGTAATCCAGTTAAACCTTGAACACCTTGTATACCCTGAGTTCCAATACCTATTGCACCTTGAATACCTTGTAAACCAGTAAGACCTTGTAACCCTAATAAACCTTGTGTCCCTTGGGCTCCTGTAGATCCGGTAGACCCAGTAAACCCCTGTGATCCTGTAGTTCCTTGTGCACCAGTATTACCTGTATTACCTGTTATACCTTGTCTTCCCTGTATACCCTGAACTCCCTGTAAACCAGTTATCCCTTGACTACCTGTTGCTCCTATTGAACCTTGTATACCTACAGTACCCTGTGCACCGGTACTACCTGTGGCGCCTTGAGATCCTGTTGTTCCAACACTTCCTTGAGCACCAATAGCACCTTGTGACCCAGTTGTTCCTGTTGAACCTTGAGACCCAGTAGCACCTGTACTACCTTGTGTTCCAATTGCTCCTTGTGTACCTGTACTTCCAGTAGCTCCCTGACTTCCAGTTGCCCCTATAGCTCCTTGAGAGCCAATAATTCCTTGTATTCCCTGAGCTCCAGTATTGCCTGTTGAACCAGTAATACCCTGTCTTCCTTGAATCCCTTGTATACCTTGAACCCCTTGGCTACCTGTAGCACCAGTAGATCCTGTAGTCCCTTGTGTTCCAGTTGTACCTTGAGATCCTGTAGCTCCAGTAGATCCTGTTGTGCCCTGAGCACCTGTAGTTCCTTGACTACCAGTAGCTCCTGTTATTCCAGTGCTACCTTGTGAACCAGTTGTACCTTGAGAACCAGTACTTCCTACAGCTCCCTGCGATCCAGTAGCTCCTGTACTTCCTTGTGGTCCTATAAGACCTATTGGGCCAAGTAGTCCTTGAGTTCCTTGTATACCTTGGGAGCCTGTTGCACCAGTATTTCCTGTAATTCCTTGTGCTCCTTGTGCACCAGTTGAACCAGTACTACCAGTAGTGCCCTGTAATCCTATAGCACCTTGAGAACCAGTAGCTCCTGTAGAACCTTGACTTCCGGTAGTACCTGTAGTACCCTGACTTCCTATAGCTCCTTGAGAACCTGTTGCGCCAGTAGTACCTTGTGCTCCTGTTGCTCCGATTGCACCTTGTGATCCAGTAAGTCCTTGAAGACCAGTAGCTCCAGTAGCACCTGTAGTTCCTTGGAATCCTACTGCTCCTTGAGTTCCAGTTATACCTTGACTACCTATTGAACCTTGGCTACCAGTATTTCCTAAAATACCTTGTATACCTTGAATTCCCTGTGCACCGGTTGCTCCAGTAGTTCCCTGTGATCCTGTTATACCTTGCAGTCCTGTAGCACCTTGAGCACCTGTATTACCAGTTGTTCCAGTTGCACCTTGACTTCCAACTGCCCCCTGTGAACCTGTAGAACCAGTAGTTCCTTGACTTCCGGTAGCACCTACACTTCCCTGACTTCCTGTAGAGCCTTGTATACCTTGGATTCCTAATAAACCTTGAATACCTTGAATACCAAGTAAACCTTGTACTCCCTGGATACCAATTTGACCTTGTATTCCTTGCGATCCTTGAACACCAAGAATACCCTGAGTACCTTGACTTCCAGTTATTCCTTGAATTCCTTGGATACCAGTAGTTCCTTGTGCACCCTGAGGACCTGTAATATTACCTACATCATCCCATTCTGTACCGTCCCATACCCATAAGTGTCCAGTATCTAATGTGATATATCCATCACCTATATTTCCAGTATATGAGTTAGGCCACCCTGGTAATGCAGTTGAGGTAGCAACACTACCTAATAATGTTACTGAATTACCTGCTGTACCTTGTGATCCCAGAACTCCTTGAATACCTTGTATGCCCTGAATCCCCTGTATTCCCTGTATTCCTTGTAAACCAACGGAACCCTGAGAACCAGTTATTCCCTGTATTCCAAGGGTACCTTGTGTTCCTTGTACACCTAAAGTACCTTGTGTACCCTGTGCACCAGTATCGCCTATAATACCCTGAGTTCCTTGGGATCCATTTAATCCAGCTGTTCCCTGTGTACCTATAGCTCCTTGTGCTCCGGTTGAACCTGTAGTACCTTGACTACCAGTATTTCCAGTAGTACCTTGACTACCTGTGATTCCTTGTACACCCTGAATACCCTGGATACCTAAAGTTCCCTGAGTACCAGTAGCACCCTGAGACCCTGTAATTCCTTGGATTCCCTGTAAACCTTGAACACCAATTGGTCCTATTTCTCCTTGTATGCCTTGAATACCTTGTAGACCTATAAGTCCTTGAGTTCCTGTTTGACCTTGTACACCTACATTTCCTTGTATGCCTTGTGATCCAGTAGCCCCTT